TGGAAGGCGATATGGGTGTGTCGAAAGCATATCCAACTAGTGTCGGTTCAAAATTATCTACTAAAATTGGTAGGTATTTTAATTGTGTATGTAGAATAGATACTAGAAGTTCTAGTAAAGGTGTCGAGCGAACTTTACGCACGGTATCGGATCACCGTATGGATTTAAAAGTAACGGCTCCAAAATTAATTGAGCCTAATACTGCGTTAGATCTTGCGAAATTATTTGATTCGATTCAGAAAAATGCTCGACAAAAATTATCCAATAAGGATAATGTAATTAACATCAAAACAGGAGGCAAATAATGGCTGATGTAACTGAATTTTTATCAATGCATCCTGACGATATACCTGATTCAATCACTCTACCTGAGGGTAGTTATGATTTTGTTATCACTAGTTATCGTACGGATAGAGTTGGTGAAAATCAAAATGAAATTGTGCGTCTCAACTGTAAAGCACAAGCAGTTTTAGAATCTGATATTACTGATGCAGATCTAGAAAACTGTGACGGCACTCGGTTGGAATTTTGGGCAACTAAGAAAGCACTTAGACAGGGCAATCCTGTGATTTCGCTTAAAGCTTTTCTAACAAAGATACTCAGCATGAGTGGTAATTCTTTTGGAGAAATGCTTGAACAAACTATCGGTCAAACATTTAGTGGTATTGTTAAACACGAAATGGTTGGTCGCAACAAAGATATATTGCAAGCTTCAGTATCTAGAATACTGACTAAGCATTAATCTTATCATGGGTGAGTATGCTGTAAGGAGACGTGTTCTTTCTCAACTAAAAGAAGGGGCAAAGATTGCTATTGTGATGGACTTTCCTTCTTCCGATGAAGTACGTTTAAATAAAATACTTGCAGGCGATTTTATTATTAATAAAATTTGTAGAATGACAGGGATACAAATCGAAAATTGCATGCTCACCCACACTTTTCAATTGAAACCAATACCACCTTAGGCTACCTCAAGCAGGAGATGGAGCAAGACTTACAACGTTTGTACAATGAACTCAATGAAACAAATCCCAATGTCATTATAGCAATGGGAGGCGTTTCATTGTGGGCGTTGACAGGATTTGACAAAGTTAAAATGTATCGTGGTGCCATCATATCTTCTAATACCCCTCATTTAAATAGGGAATTTAAAATAATAACTACTTATCCTTCGTATACGGTAGTAAAGAATTATGATTTTAGAGCACATCTTTTTTCAGATTTTAAGAAAGCTAAAAGAGAATCAAAAACTAAAAATATTAATTACATAAATAGAAAGTTATGGATTGAACCCACTATAAATGATTTATATATGTTTAGAGATAGATATATATATACAAGTGATGCGCTTAATCCTTTATCTTTCGATATAGAAACAGCAGAAGGGCAGACTAGGTGTATTGGATTTGCCCCCTCTTTAAGACATGCTATTGTTGTACCATTTTGGATGCCCAGTCCGCATTTTAAAAATTACTGGTCGCCCAAAGATGAGATTAAAGCATGGGTATGGGTTAAGGATTTATTAGAAGACGAACATATAATTAAGGTTGCACAAAATCAAACTTACGATGTGTCATGGTTATCATTTAAAAATAATATAAAAGTCAAAGGACTTATACATGATACCATGCATGCACATCATTCGTTGCAACCTGAAATGGAAAAAGGTTTGGCATTTCTAGGCTCCATATACACTAATGAAAGTGCATGGAAAACATTAGCCAAGTTCTCAAAGAGCACAAAAGCTGATGAATAATGAAGCGACCAAATTTTTTTACAGCAAAGTCTTTTGATGATGGATGGCAAGAGGTAGAAGCTTACATCCGTCTTTGGAGGGCAACCTTGGATCAATTATTGCAGGACTTAATATACGTAGGCAATGGAAAGGAAGATAAAAAAGCGCACATAAGTGCATGGGAATGGTTTAAAAATGAGCAGGATAAATTTGATCTAGTGTGTGACTTGGCAGATTTAGATCCTATAAGAACAAAAAAAGAACTAAATGATTTAGTGGAAAGGGTGCATGATAGTAAAAATAGAAGAGAATTTAAGAACCGCTCTAAAATTATTGGTCGGAAAAAGACAACACGAATACGGAAATAAAAAAGAGAATCATGAAAACATTGCTTGTCTTTGGTCTGCTTATTTGCATCATTCCATATCTGCACATGATGTTGCTATCCTTATGTTGTTATTGAAGGTGGCAAGAGCTAAGTTTGGAAACCCGAGTTCCGATACATATATTGATATGGTAGGATACTCAGCAATTGCAGGAGAATTAGCTGATGAAAATAATAAAGAACACAGAAATAAGTAAACAAAATTTATCTAATGAACAAACGGAATGGGTTTATTGTGCGCTTGATTGTGCTTTAACATATGAGATATGGGATAAGATCCATAAAGAATTTGATGGACTCACCAAAAAAATATACTTATTTGAATTAGATAGTTTACAGCCAGCAATGGATATGATGTTGCGTGGTTTACGTGTGGATGAAGAGGAAGTAAAGACAAGAAAGAAAATTTTAAGGGAAAGAAGATTAAAGCTAGAGCGCATGCTTAATTTATTTTCCCAAGCTATTTGGGAAAAAGATTTAAATCACAATAGTCCTGTTCAACTCAAGAAAGTTTTATATGGGCATTTAGATTTGCCGCCCGTTGTAGCATACAAGAGGGGCGAACAAAGAATATCTGCCGACCGAGCGGCGCTTGAACAACTCGGAGAATTTTATCCAAGAGCAAAACCTTTTTGCCATACCATACTTGCGTTGCGTGATACAACTAAACAGCTTTCTGTTTTAGATTCCAAGCGAGATGAGGATGGAAGGATACGTTGTTCTTACAACGTGGCAGGCACAGAGACGGGTAGATGGTCATCATCTGAAAGTCCGTGGCGAACAGGAACTAATTTACAAAATGTCACAAAAGAATTGCGTTCCATATTTATCCCAGATGAAGGAAAGATAATGTTCTATGCGGATTTAGAACAAGCAGAATCAAGAGTTACAGCTTATGTAGCAGGAGATGAAAATTATATAAATGCATGTGAGAGTACGGATTTACATACTGAAGTTGTGAAAATGGTGTGGCCTAATTTAGGTTGGTCAGATGATCCTATACAAAATAAAGAGTTAGCGGATAAACCATATTACTTACACTTTACTTATCGTGACATGTGTAAGCGTGCAGGTCATGGCACTAATTATGGTGTGTCTCCTCATGCGTTGGCAAAACATTTAAAAATAAAAGTGTCTCATGCGACAAGATTTCAATTGCTTTATTTTGGTGGTGTGATACCATTGGCTTCTTTGGAACGATGGCATAAACAAGATAGAGAAGGAGGCTTTCAAGAATTGATAGACACAGGAGAAATTGTAGGTAAACTTATAAAAATTAAAGGAGCGTTTCCTGGAATACGTACTTGGCATACAGGAGTTTCTAATGAATTAAAACAAACAGGTTGCTTAATCACACCTATGGGGAGACGTAGGCAATTTTGGGGTAGATTAAATGACAACTCTACATTAAGACAAGCACTTGCTTATGTTCCTCAATCAACGATAGGAGATTTGCTTAACTTAGGATTGTTAAAAGTATGGAAGAATTTAAGATATACAGGTTTAGATATATTAGCACAAGTGCATGATGCTATTCTTGGACAATGTGATATAGGTAAGGTAGATATTTTAATGCCTAAAGTTTTAGAACAAATGAATAACCCTTTAGAAATTAAGGGAAGAAAAATGATTATACCAAGAAGGAGAATTTTCTACCATATGCAATGAGGCAGAGATAGAAGGACCTTCATTAATAAGAAACAAAGATGGCAATGTATGGATTGAAACCATGTCTAAGGTAATTAAAATAGTACATATACCCCCAGAAAATGTCAAGTTTCTAAATGAAAAATAATGGCACGAAATTATACAGATTATGTAGAGGCATGTGTGAATGCTGTTAAGGAAAGTCCTATCCCTAAACCTTTTGCAATATGGACAGCGCTTTCTTCTATAGCAGGTGCATTGGGAAGACGAGTATGGTTTCCCATGCCTAATTATGATATAGGTTCTAATTTATTTGTGACACTTATTGCGTCACCAGGTCGTAATAAATCTGTAAGTTTAATACTTCCATTTACAAAAATATTTAGCAAACTTACAACACCCGTAGGTTCAAAAGAAGATCATGAGAATTGGAACTCAGGTCTTGATACATATGGATTAAGAAACCATCCTTTATATCTTATTCAAGATAGAATCACTCCAGAAAAATTAGCAGTTGATATGACAAACATTACTCGTTCAGATATACGGATCGCTTCTTTGCGTGAGAATGAAACATTCAAAGATTCATCTTTAACTTTAGTTACATCTGAGTTTGGTACCTTCATGGGAAGAAGTGAAAGATATCTTCAAATGTTTTTAACTGACATGTGGGATAGTAAGGAATCTTATAGCCATAAAACAAAAACAGCAGGCGAATATCTTATTGAAGGGCCTTGTTTAAATTGGATTGCATGTGCAACACCAGAACAATTTGTAGATAGTTTACCAGAAGATGCAAGATCACAAGGGTTGTTATCAAGAATACTTCCTGTATTTTACGAAGGAGAAAGAATACCACAAGATTTAACACAAAAAGTTATTAGTGATAATACAATTGATAATTTAAGAAATGATTTAGGTCTAATTGCAAAAATGTATGGGCCAATGAAATTTGACAAGGATGCATTTGAGGGAGCCAATGAAGATATTTATAATAATATACCACCAGAACCAATTGATCCTCATTTATCAGAATATTGTCAACGAAGAGTGTCACATTTTTTAAAGGTTGCTGTATCTGTATCCGCTTCTCGCCGATCAACAGGAAAGATAATGAAGGAGGATTGGGAAACAACCAAAGAAATTATGTTTAAGATGGAACAAATTATGCCTAAGGCTTTGGAGGGTTTTGGCATGGCTCGAACAGGAAGGATAGTACACGACATGAAAGTGTGGCTAGAATCTACAATGGCTTTAAAAAATAGAAAAAACGTCAGACTTGGGGCATTTAGGAAGGAAGTTATTAGAAAAATTGCCAACCCAGGTGAGATGGATCAGACTATCAGAGCAATGATTGACTCTGGTTACATAAAAGTTGAAAAGAATATGGTGTTTCCATTAAAAAGTAATTGACCTCGATGAACAGAAGTGATATACTATTTTTTGGTATGCGTGTAGGGAATTTATGAAAATTGATATTGATATAACAAAAGATAATTTACTACCCCGAAACGCTGTGGATATCTTAAAAGACAGGTATCTATTGCCTTCAGAAAATAGTCCACAGGAGGCTTTTGCTAGGGCATGTATATATTTTGCAGATGATAAGGCCCATGCAGAAAGATTATATCAATATGTATCCAACTTATGGTTTATGTTTGCTTCTCCCCTTCTATCTAATGGGGGCACAGAGAGAGGGCTACCCATATCTTGTTTCTTAAACTATGTACCTGATAGTCGAGAAGGACTAGCGGCGCATTATACTGAGAACATATGGTTATCTAGCATGGGGGGTGGAATAGGTGGTTATTGGGGTCATATTCGCTCACAGGGACAGTCAACTAGCAAAGGTAATAAAACCACAGGGGTTATTCCATTTATGCACGTAGTGGACT